TCAGAAGGGAATGTAATGATCTATATACAAAGTCATACCAGGAAAAATATGAAGCGATGATAACGGTTTGAATTTTTCCTTTTTTGTAATAGGATAACTTATATCAATTTCTTTCCCATTAATATTCGATATTAGAACTATGGAGCAAAGATCTTTTTCATAATTCATTTTAGGGTTAATTTCTTCCAATAATATTTTTGCAAATTCACCAAGATATTGAACCTTATTTACATCTAATTTAATGAGTTTTTCTATTTGGAAATAATTTGACAGATCAATGGTTAAAAAATTTTCTTGATTAATACGATTCACAGTTTCTACAGCTTGTTCTTCAAGAAGAATATTAAGTTTATTTCTTATATCTGAAGTATCTTTATTTGTTAAATCAATAATTTCGTTTTTGAATTCTTCTGAAGACATAGTTTCAATTATATTTTTTTGAATATTGTCAGCAAGTTGGTTTTCTGAATAAATATTATTTTTTCCCATGACATCAGCAAATGTACGCATATTCTCAGTATCTTTAAATTCACCTGGAGTGTAAAATACTTGCGGTTTTTTCCATAAAAACAAGAAAAACATTATTGAGATATATACTGGAAAAGAAATAACAAACGCTGTCAATGCTATTTGAATACCGGCGTTTGTAAAATTTATTGCAATCCCCAAAACAGTTTCAGTAAAAGTCACAAACACAACAATGATCCATAATGGGGATAACGATTTCTTTGAGTATATTTCTTTATTCACTTTCCCCCTCCTTTGGGTCTTTCGGATTTCTGTTCTAATATTGATTTTTGTTCTACTTTATTGTATGATCATAGAACAACTGTTCAATTTATGGGAGTGGTAGAAGATTGAAAATTAACTTCGTTGATCCTGGAGCTCAAATTTCTGTGTTAGTGTACTTAAAGCCGAAATGCTCAAAGATTTCAATTACGATCGATTCCGCTTCGGGGGATTCACCGGTTAGTCCGCGTTCTTCTAAAACTCGTTCTACTTCGGCAGATGCTGCCTCTAGTCGGAGTCGAAAATCAGGGGGGAGTGAATCAAGGGGGGATCTTTCAGATTCTGGTATAGAATAACCAAGCATTTCTAACAGGGAAAAATCATTCAACTTTTCGCATATTTGAACAGCTTTTTTATATGAGGGGTTATTCCTGCCATTTACCCAGGTATTTAAAGCTTTGTCTCCTACACCTAAATAACGTGCAAATTCAGCCATTGAACTTAATGTTTCGTTGGCTTTTTGCCAATCTAAGTATTTATTTACAAACCAAGCAGATACCGGGTTATTTTCCATGTGTAAATAATAGCATTTTCGATCTGTTTTGTTAAACCCTCTTGACATATTGACTAATCGTCTATATAATATCTACATGTGTAGATAAATTATACAAATGTAGACGGTGAATAATGAATGAAAAAATTATCGCGATCACAAAAAAATATTTAGCTGAAAAATCACTTGAAGAGTTTGCAAATGGCTGTGGAATCGAAGCCAGCAGACAGTCTGTGCACCAATGGAAAGAGGGAGAACATATCCCCAGCGCGATGACATTGTTCGCGATCATGGGGTCCGACCTGGCACAACCGTGGGCACGGGCCTGGGCACAGGAATGTTTATCCGTTTTGCAGCAGGGGGCAAGAAAACGCCTGGTTGCTGCGGGCCGGCTGAATGGTGATGTGGCGGTTGATCCATCCTTTAAATAAATCATAAACCTAGTGTAACGGATTTACACCAGGTTTTCTTTTTGGCCAAATTTCGGCCGCTTTTTAGCACTTTTTAAGTGAAAAACGAAAAGTGAAAAACGAAAAATAACCACTAAGCACACAAAGCACACAAAGAACTTTAACAATTGAAATTATGAAAATCACCCCGCTGTTGTGGATGCAGGCAGCGCATGCCGGGAGGCATCGCGGACTGCTGGCGAATCTCTCCTTATGAGAATATTTGATGTTATTGGTTTGATCGGACGGGGTGTTTTGAAGGTCGGCGGCGGTGTGGTGGCGAACACGCTGGAGCTAGGTAGGCGAAACGGTTTGATCACCGTTGAGAAGCACAGGATAGGACCCTACCGGTAACCTATCAATCAGGTTCGAATCCTGACCGCTGAATTATTCCTTTGACACGGATACGACAAGGGTGCCAAGCAACAGTGTCAGAAGCGAGGTCTCCAATATCCCACGGTGATAAGTGCTATGAGAACGTCAGGAAGCAAGCAGGGAATAGATCGACGTGACAGCCCGGAGAGACGGGCAGCCGGATACGTCGCATAACCGATATGGCGTAAGCCCTCTAGAATGTCCCTTATGGCTCGGTGATCTGTAAGGGCTATCCGGCTCACTTTTGAGCCCAATGAGCAGTGCAAAAACGGAAGGGATTAAGTACATACAACTGATATGTACAGCGGGCAAAGTGAGGATGCAGCCCATGAGTTTAGCGGTAAACACAAAACCAGTTCGGCCAAAGGCCTCACCCGTGCACTGCGCAATTTATGAAATGGGAGGGACAGGTGGAATACGTCCCTCCCTAAAGATTTTAGGAGGTGTTTATGGGTTTGGTCAGTTTTGTGATTGGGTTGTTTATTGGTGCCTTCGCGGCTTTGATGGCCGTCGCTCACATCGAAATTAAGACCCTGGGGAAAGGAAAATAAGATGATGTTTGAAACAATTACGATCACAATCCACCTCAACTTTGGGGTGGTCGGGATGGTAGTGCTGGCGCTGGTTTTGTTTGGGATTTTTTATAACCAGGTGGTGGCCTGGCTGGACCGCAGCTGGTACATGGAGGGGTATCTCTCCCTGATTGTTGCGCTGGGGGTGTTCATCACTCTGCTGGGTGCGGCCGTCATCAGCTGGCAGGCGGCGTTGTTGGTGCTGGTCTGTTTTACGGCATCCGGATTGCCCATGATTGTGGGTTCCATCTTCCGTTATGCCAAACAACGGGCACAGGAACAGGAGATTGTTCGGCAGGGGGTGAAATGAGCCATAAACCAAGACCCTGGCCAAATGTGGCGAAAGAAGCCAGAGACAGGGCCGCGGAAGAAGCGATGGTTGTTCTGACGAATTTGAAACCGTTATTAAGCGGAACAACGGTAACGGAGACGGAACGGATTCGGCGGCTGGCTTTGGCGATGGATGCGGCTCAGACCTGCCTGCGGCACCTGGAAAGTGTTGGGGCACAGACGAGACCGCGGTAAGTGAAGAGTGAAAAGTTAAAAGTTAAAAACAAAAATAACCACGAAGAACACGAAGAAACACGAAGTTTTAAGAAGTTAAGAAAGGAATAAAAAAATGGCGAAGTGTTTCTATGGAAACGTTTTTTCAAAAAACGAGAAAAAAAGGAAAGCTCACTTTCTTTCTGAAAAATATTTCATTTTTTCAGAAAGCGTGAGTGAAAAGAAAAACGCTTAATGCGAGGGGGGCGCACTAAGCGTAATTCATAAATCAACAAGGTGATTTTATCATGAAGGATTCACTTAAACAAGCAATCCAACCAACGATTGAAAAAACCAATACAGATTGGCATCTATGCCGGGTTCAGTGGTTGGAATCAATAAAGAATGAAAATACACGGCGTTTGTACAGCCGGGTGAGTGAATCGTTCTTTTTGGTTACCAGCTGGCCGGTGGGGACCGCCGCTGTAACCCGGTGGGTGAAAGGTCTGCGGGAAGCCGGGTTAAAAAAATCAACCGTCAATGCCTATACTGCCGCGCTCTCTTCTTTTTTTGGTTACGCGGTGGGGTGTGGATTGGTAATAAAAAACCCGGTGGAGATATCCTCCCTGCGGTATAAGGCAACCCGATTCAAAGGTAAACGGATTCTGACACGTTCCGAAATTAAAAAATTATTAGGCGGGATAAATACCCAAAAACCATTAGGGAAACGGGATTTTGGTCTGATTGTTGGTTTCCTGCTCTTTGGCAGACAATCCCCGGATTGGCGGTTGGTGCAGATGTCTGATTTTATGTTTGATGGAGAGCATGTCTTTTTTGGCGGTGAGATGATCCCGGCCGGGTTGTGGTCTGTATTGGCGCGGTACATCCAGGAGACCGGCGGGCGTGGTCCGTTTGATTACCTGTTCCTGGATCGATCCGGGTCACACCCCATCACTGCCCAGCGTCTGCGGGCCATCGTCCGGCGTTATGCGGATCTGGGAAAGTTCAGCACGATTCGGGTAATGGATCTGTGCCACACGGCAGCCGAGCTGCGGCAAGACGGCAAACAAGCCGATTCCATTTTTATTGGAATAACCAATTAAGAAAAAAGGAGCACGATGAGCGATATTTTTGAAACCTTACCAATTGTATCTTCCCGGGTGATGACACCCGACGGACCAGGGTTGGTGGTCGGTTACGTGGCCCGTGGTTTGGGTGTGGAAAACATGCACGCCATTGTGAACCTGGATCAAAAACCACTGCCGGTATTTGATACCGGTCAGAACCCGGTCAATTTGTTTACCTATAACCATAGTGATTTGGAGGTATTGGATGCGGGCAAATGATTTTTACAAAACGTATTTGATGCAGTTGGATGACCACCTGATCTATGAGGTGGGGAAGGTGCTGCTGAATCATGTTGGTATGGCGAATGCCATCCGGCGGGATGATTTGGTGAGTGTGATTCATAACCGCTTTGCGGGTGCACTTTCGGAACCTGATCGTAAGGTTCGGCGTGCCATCGAGCAGCTGCGCGGTGATGGTTGGTTGATTGGTTCGAGTGCCAGCGGCGAAGGATATTACATGATTCAAAGCCAGGCCGAGTATGACCAGTTCCGCAGCCAGTACACGGCGCGGGCTTACCAGGTGATTGAAACCGCCAAACAGATGGATGAAGCGGCAGGCCGGTTATTTGCCGAGCCGACCGGTAAACAGTTGAGTTTGTTGGGGTAGGGCAGGCACGGGGGCCTGCCCGAACAAACGGAGGAAGAAATGAAAGAAGCGATTTTAAAAGCGTTACAGAATGCGAAAAAATATATCGATGCCGGGGATTTGAACGCGGCGAAACAATGTATAAATTGGGTGTTGGAAGAAATCGAAAATCCTATTCAACCGAGTCTGGAGTTTGATCTCTCGTTAATGTTAACCCGGGAAGAAATGGAAGCGTTTTTCTTTAATCCAGCTGAAGGTGGGACAGATGGCAGCATTATCAATGAGTAATGATGGGGATGGCATCAGCCTCAAGTTTTTGTTGTGGCTGGTGGTGATCTGCCTGGTGTGTTGGGCTGGTTATTCATTCCTTACCCAGGTTGGGATCCATGCTATTTTACGGCACGGAGCGGCAGCCTCGATGGTTTCAGGCATGTTTGGCCCGGATGGCAAATGCGACCGCGGACCATCGGCAGAGTTATACAACGAAATCACCGGCCGCTGGACCTACATTTGTTTTGACAAAAAAGGCGAAAAAGACCGCGGGCATTTTTGGATCTTGTCGGACCGGATTAATACGATCAATACCGAAATTACCGCCATCCCGAACGTGCGCAACCCGGCCAACTATATTTCCAATTTATTTACCAGGGGGAATGTGTTGGTTTCCTATACCGATGGGGTGCCGCGCTGGTTCCTGATTTTGTGGGAATTTTACGAAAGGATATGCAGATGAAATTATTCGCTTTTTGTTTTTACCATCTTTTTAATTTTTTCAATGTTTGGATCTGTGACGATATCTTTTGGTGTAAATTGAGCTTTTTTTGATAAAAAAACGTTGTTGATTTCAGAGGTGATTTTTACCTGAACACTGTATTTTTTTGAATCCGGCTGCATTTTTAGAACTTCATCAGTTGATATATATGCTGTTCGTTGCTGGTGAGGTTCTATCATTAAATCTTCTGATGATGGTAGTGCTGAATTTTGATTGGTTTTATAGTGAGAAAAATAATAGTCGGAAAAAGGTCTCTTGTTTATATAAAAAATAATAGAGGATAGTTTCACCGGCTGTTGTCCAATATTCATTATTTTTACTTGGATTGTTAACATGGTTTTCCATATTTGACCACCAGCCCCATCGCTCCACTTTGTATTGACATTCTCGTATTTAGTAAAAATCTCAAGTTTTAGATTTTCTTCTAATGATTTTTTGCTCATACGATATCCAAGATAGGAGAGAAAAACAGCAATGCCGCTAATTAAAAAAGCACCTAAACTGATCAGAATGGTTATTAAATCAACGTTGTTTTTTAACAGATCAATATTCATTATTTTTTTCCAGATAAATTTGAATATTACTAAAAATGATTATATACCAACAGGTTTAAATTTTATTCGGAGAAACGCATGCAATTAACAGTTGAAAAAATACGTACCCTGAAAGGTGCACCACTTTCGATCTTGATGGCGCTGGCATTGACCCGGCAGCCTGTGACCGGTGAGTGGCTGCAGGCCGTCACCGGGTACAGCGACAAATCGGTCAGCTCCGGATTAAAAGCCTTGCAGGAATTTGGATACATCACCCGCAACGGGCGGTATGCCTGGCAGCTGGCAGGGGATGTTAAACAGCTTCCCCTAACCTTGGAATTCCCAGAAGGAGGGGCAACCATACCCACAGGGCACAAGCCAGGGAATTGCCCGAACGTGGGACACGGAAATTTTCCGAGTCAGGATATTGTCGATGTGGATAATTTATCTGATGTGGAAGAAACTGTGGATAACTCTGTGGATAAAATCGCCGAAAATGTGGATAAGTCAGCTGAATCTGATCCAGGGGCATCCACAGGGGGCTGCCCAAACGCGGGAGTCGGAGAAATTCCGAGTCATTCGGATGCTCTAGCTAGTCTAGAGTCTTTAACTAGTTTTAAAAAACCTAAAAAAGAAAAGATTCTAGCTAGAGGTGAGCCTGACCCGGAAATTTTCCGTATCCTGGACGAAAACGCCATCCGAGAACCAGCCCGGTCCCAAATTGCGAACCAGCCGGATGTTTCCGCGCGCCTGATAGCCTATCACTGCAAAACGGCACCGAATACAAGCATGGCGATTTACCGGATCAAGAAAAATTGGCGGGTGCCCAAACATTGGCAGATGCCGGGTGATGTGGATCTCGGGCCTGTGGAACCTGACCAACCAGCGGAAATATTTGACCCGCTGCCCGAAAATTTACCCTGGGAAGATACCTTGGGGGTATTGGCCAACGAATGTTCAAAAGCGGATTATCAAACCTGGGTGGCCGCCATGAAGCCGCTTGGCTTACAGGGTGATGTTTTGGTGATTCGGGTGGCGAATGAATTTGCAAAAACCTGGTTGGAAAAGCATGTCAAAAAGCGGGTAGAGCAATTATTAAATTTTGTTGTGTCGATTGAGATTTAAAAAACAGATAAACAGGAGTGAGAAAATGATTGAAATTTTAGTACCATTAGAGGCCATCCAGGCCAACCCCTGGCAGCCGCGTGAGAGCGAGGACCAGGACCATATCCAGGCCTTAGCCATGTCGATTCATGAAGATGGTTTATTACAAAAACCAGTTGGGCGGTTGGTAACAGCGGGTAACCATGCCGCATTTGCCCTGTCAGATATTGATTTTTACGGAATGAAATTGAACCTGCGGGCAATGCTGGCAGATGCCACACCAGCCAAAGCATGGGAGAAGGTTTTTGCTCCGCATAAACTGCAGGTGGAGCTGGCTTTTGGTCATTCACGGTTGGCTGCCTATCAACGGCTGCGGGAAGCGCAAGAAATCTCGGATGTGAAGGGGGATTGGACGATTATGCCCATCATCGTGCGTGATCTGACCAATGAGGAAATGTTCCGCTTTGCCATTACCGAAAACATTCAGCGCAAATCGCTGAATGCGATTGAAGAAGCCAAAGCGATGGCATTTTACAGGGATGATTTTGAAAAGACCAGTGCCGAGATTGGTGAGCTGTTTGGTTTATCTGATTCGGCCGTCCGGAATAAAATGCGGCTGCTGAAGCTGCCTGATTTTGTGCAGGATATGCTCCGTAAACGATCGATCTCCGAAGGGGTTGGGCGGGTATTGGTGAATCTGTTTGAGGTCCCACAGAGAAAACTGGATATGGTGCCGGATGACGTGGATGAAATTCTTGTTACGGCAGAAAACGGGGGAACACCAGCACAAATTACAGAAATGGTGGATGAACTGGTGAATCGGATTCACCCGCAGCCCAAACAGTTATCCATTTTGGATTTACCTAAACCGGGTGATATCCAGGCTGAGGAAGAGGAAACCGAAGAAGATTTTGAAATGGACGAACCGCTTCCGGATATGGATCCTGATTTTTACGCTGAAGGGGCTGAACCGATCGAAACTGATCTCCCTGACGAAAGCGAGAGTGTTTCCGTGGAAACAGTTGGGCAACCACAAGAGTTGCCCGAACTTACTCCCATGATGGAGGAAGAACCGGACGCGCCGAGTGTGCCAGGGCAGCCACTAGGAGCTGCCCTAACAATCAACCAAATCGCTGACGAAAAAAAATCCATGGATTTACAAGAAGATGAACCAAAAAATGGGGCAACTGTAACCACGGGACAGCCATTGGAAGCTGCCCAGACAGGGCCAAAAACTTGGGAAGAATCACAAATTCACATCAGCCTGACCTTTTGGCCGGATGATGGCAATGACCTGGGACGTATGGTTTCGGTGGGTGTGCGGTTAAACGATAACTTGCCCAAAGTGTCCTTAATGCGTGAGATCAATCTGGATCTTCCGGAATCAATTCAACAAATTTTAGATGGTGTAAAAATGGAGGTGATGGCATGAATTACCTGGTGAAAATTGAAGGGCAGGAAATTCCTGTTCCGGAAGAGATCGGAAAAGATGATAACGCGGTTAAATCCGCGCTGGCACCGTTTTATCCTCAGGTAGCCAATGCGATGATCACGCGGGTGGAAAAAGACGATACCACCACCATTACAGTGGTTAAACGAGCTGGCACCAAAGGCGGTTATGACCAGGTGTTAAAACATTTGGTGAACTGCCAGGAAAACAAAAACCCGGCAATTGCCTTGTATGAAAAAATCCAGGCAGAGGGTTTAACCAATGATCCGGTTTTGTTATTGACCGCGGCAGATGATATTGACGATGCCATCAACAGCGGGGAAGAATTGGCCCAGCGATTGGAACGGGCCCGTGACCGCCTGATTTATGCCCGGCATCAAGCCGCGCCAATAGTGGTGGTGGGGTTTTAAATTATGGAAATGGCTTTGGATGGATTAACGCAGTTGAAAAAAATCCGGCCATTAACCATGCCAGCTGTAAAAGAGCGGTTGTTGGCACTCAAACCGCTCTCCTTTGGTTCCATCGCTGCCACCATGCGGGTTTACGGCACCATTGGACGGGCAGGGCAGATCTTACAGGAATTAAACCCGGAACGGTACCGAATGGTTTGCCGTCAGGAATTGGTTTATGAGGGGGGGGTGGAATTTCCCGTAATTGCGGAAGCCCTGGCAGAGATCGATTTACGGGCACCCTTGGATCTTGACATGATCGAAGGTGGTATTGGAGGATTGGCAGACCTGGCTTACATCTCCCTGATTCCGGTCCAACTTGGCTATCCAATGGGATGGGACGAATGGGAAGAGATCAGCCAAGACCCAACAGGCTGTGACGATGTAATGGCAATCAATATCTTTTTTAACTGCCTGCGGTTGGGCCAACCTGAAACCTTTAATATGGCATCAGACCATTTTGGTTGGGGTGTGTATTGGAATGCCGCTTGTAATCTGCCGGTTGATTGGGAAAGATTTTGTGAGCTGCTGCATCAGAAAAAAATGGGCTTTTACATCAACGCGATTAATACGGTCTGGTATGACACCAACAACCCTTATTTTGATATGAATCCGTTTGATGAAATGTCCTTTGATAATTTTTATTATGATTTTGACCTGGAAGGTTTCCGATCCTTGGAAGAAGCCTGGCAGGATGCCCAACCGATCCGTGACGACCTGGCGAGAGCGATTAAGGATTTTACGATTAATAAAAAGGCACCACGGCGGTTATTAAATATCTGGACCAAGGCTGTTGCTGAATCCGATAAACGATTAGTGCATATTTTGGCGGAGACATATGATTAAACCTTTAACTGAACCGTTGCCATCCAACGGATTGTTATATTTTATGGATGGCCAATTTTTGTTTCGTTATAAAGAACGCGGTGGGGCGGAGATCTCCAAATATCTCACGATGGATGATGTAGCTGCGGCCTTTGTGCAGGTGGAGCAGGACAGCGGGTGGATGCCTGCGGGTGTGCTGCGGGTTGGCACCAGCCAGCAAGGGCGCTGGTACGTTTACAGCGCACCAGCTCAAAAGGTGACCATTACGGTACCCCCGGCAGAACGGCTGACGATCCCGATTCCACGCACGGTCATGTTAGGGATTGGCACAAAGTTTTATATTTGGGCGTTAAAAGAGACCCATTTTAACCCGAATGCAAAAGCCTACCATGCGCCATTCTCAAATGTCCACGCGGATGGATTGATTTGTTGGGGCAGGGCAAAAACCGCGGAGGTTGATGCCAAACATGCCCGCCGGATTTGGGATGACTTTTTTTATGCCAATTTTAATAATGACCTGAGTAATAAAAAATCGGTCAAACATCCAGCGAACGTCCTGGAAATGCTGCGCAGTTTACACGACGAGAACAAAAGAAAATACCCGGTGGCTGACCTGGTGGAAACCAGAGAAACCATTGGGCAGGCCATTGACCGGAAGGTGAGGAATTAAATGTTTGTTGATTATCAATTTGTAAATTCAGATATGCTGCCATCAATGGGAAGTAAGTTATATCAATACCTGGTGGCAGCCAATGGGATCTTTGTGCGAGCCTGGCGGCCTGGGATGGATGCTTTGATTCCCGTGTCCGGATTGGCGCAGCCAGTGCGGGGATTGCGCCCGTTGAAACCCTTTCTACGGATCGAGAAGATGGTCCCGGCGTTGATGGTGGCACGCATGTTTGAAAAAGCCTATCGCGCGGGCAGAAAAGAAATCTTGTTTTATCTGAGCCGGTCCGATATCTGGAAATTACAGGTGCCCGATCAAAACCAGAGCGGCGCGGCAGTTTCCCCGGTGGATCCTTTCAGCGGCGGGGATGTGATCCTGGAGGTCCATTCCCACCATTATATGAGAACCTTCTTCAGTAAAACGGACGACCACGAAGAACAGGTTGGTTTTCGGCTGTATTCGGTGATTGGTGATTTTGGACGGCAGCCCAGTATCTTAACCCGGGTTGGAATCTATGGAAATTTTTATAATATTCCCAGCCGGTGGGTGTACGAATTTCCGCGCGGCCTGGTGGATGGATTGGAGAAGGACCATGCTTGATTTGGATTATCATCATGCCAGAAAATTATTACTCACCACGGATGTACAGATTGTAATCTCCCTGGTGGGCTGCGGTGGAACGGGGTCATGGTTGGCCCCGGCTGTGGTGCGGGTGGCCAAAAAACTGCTAGATGAAAACAAGGATGTGCAGGTTTATTTTATCGATCCGGATTTTGTGGAAAAGAAAAACGTGTACCGCCAAAATTTTTGTGAAGCGGAGATTGGGTTAAACAAAGCCATCACCCTGGCGAATCGTTACGGCCTGGCCTGGGGTGTGCCGGTGCGTGCGGTGGCCAAAGCCTTTCAGCCGGGCATCTTCAACCGAACCCCATATACCTTGATGCTCCTGATCGGCTGCGTGGATAACGCCAGCGCCAGGGGTGTGATTCACGGCTTTATTAATGAAAAACACGGGCGGTATAAATCTATGTGGTGGTTGGACTGCGGCAATGAAGAATCAGCGGGGCAGGTGCTGTTGGGCTGCGGGGGGAAGTTGGAAAAGGATGACTTAAAGCTGCCCGGTTTCTGCGGCTGGCTGCCTGGTCCCGGCGTGCAGCATCCGGATCTGCTGGATGTACAATTTAAGGATTTGGAGTCCTTATCCTGTGCGGATATGGCAATGCAGGACAGCCAGGGTATGGCGATCAACCAGCGCATTGCAGCCGAAGCAGCCGATTACCTGGTGCGAATGCTGATCACCAAAGATTTGCGGAAGATGGCAACTTATTTGGACCTCGAATCTGGCAGTACAAGATCGAAGTATATTACCGATGAGAATTTGGGTGTGAGTGTTTCTACGGAAACGGTGGAGGAATTGCATTGATGGAACATACCACGGACAATCAACCAATTTTGGAAAAAATAGCCAATGCTTTTGGATTAACATTTGAGATTTTATCGCAGTTATTTGAATTGATTCGGATTGTTCGTGAATATGGGTATGGCAGCGTCACCATCACGATCAAAAAAGGACAGGTCTATAACCTGTCCTATACGGTTGAGGGGGAGCCGAAGCGGTTAACATCATGAGATTTTTATAACAAAAGTTAGTCGAATATAAAAACAACTTGACGATATTCTTTATACATCTATAATTGTTAACAACTTAGAAGCTTTCATATTATGTGAGAGTGGGGTAATTAAAAAACTTTATTTATAAAATTCTTTAATATGATTATGACTAGGTGAAAAGATGGCGAAAAAAGAATTTCATGTAATTTTTAAAGAAATAATAAACAGTAAGACAAAACCTGAATCTACAGAATATGAAATTAAAGAGAGTTTCAGTTATTCAGCGATGGATAATTACTTAAAATATTTTGCGAGTTTTGCAAACAATAGAGGCGGATACCTTATTTTTGGTATTACAGATAACATGGATTTGGTAGGAATGAATGAAAAATCTTTAAATTTTTTTTCTCGCTTAGATCCGGAGAGATTAACAAATGAAATTAATGTTCATTTTATGCCAAGTATTAATGTTTCCCATTATATATGGGAATATAACAAAGCCAATTTTGGTGTTTTTGAAGTTTTCGAAGTTAAAGATAAACCTGTAATAACTGTAAGAGATGCAAAAGATGTACTTAAAGAAGGAGAAATATATTTCAGATATTCAGGCAGGTCAGAAAAAATTAAATATGGAGAATTAAATAGCATAATCCAACTGAGGATTCAATCAGTAAGTGACAAATGGTTAAGGTTTATGGAACGCGTTGCAAAAATTGGAGTTGAAAATGCGTTTGTTTTTGATGCTAACCAAGTTAATATTGATGATGATGGAATTCGAATGTTTATTATTGATGAGAATTTGGCAAATCAAATTGAATTTATCAAACAAGGAGAATTTGTTGAAAAGGAAGGCGCTCCAACAGTAATGTTGATAGGTGAAGGGGAAGTACGAGGACAACAAATTGTTAATAAAAAAGTTGAAACGATAATAGAGACTAATATTTGGGATAAGTATCCTTATTCTTTTAAAGAGATGTGGAATATTCTAATTGAAAGAAATCCAAGAATTAAACAAAATTTATTGCACAAATATATTAGGGAGAACAAGATCAAAGATAACCCAAATTTTAGTGGGTATAATTTTAGAAGTAAAGAACACCAAGAGGAGTACTTAAGGACAGGTAAAACGAAAGGACCTATGGTATCAAATTATAATGAAGAGGCTATCAAATTATTTGATGAAGTGTTTCGAAAGCAATAGAAAACACTGAAAAACAGATTAAAAAATTATTTTATTGAAAATGTTTTCTAATTTGATATAATACATTTAACGAACGGCAGTAGACCGTCGCAAATCTTTTTGCGGCGGTCTTTTTTTGTTAATTTTCCCGGAGGTAAAAAATGAATACAAAACGATTGGTTAAAAGTGTGCTGCTGGTGTTGGTGCTGTTGGTGGTGTTTGTGGTCCCGGTGTTTGCTCAGGCAAGTGGTCCCCCCGATACATCTACCGTTTCTGTAGAAACGGTAAGTGATTCAATATTCGGTGCTTTGGCCGTCATCATCGCTTTGGCCTTTTTGGTGGAAACCCTGGTGGAAGCCCTCTTTGGCCGCATCGCAGACCAGATTCCAACCCTGGCGGTTTATAAGTGGTTATTGATCTATATCGCGGTATTGGTGGGTGTTTTAGGAGCTTTTGTATACCAATTTGATCTGATCTATTTACTGAGTATCTATATGCTGTCACCGGTGCCAAAGACCATGTTTGGGATCGTGATCACCGGGGTGAGTATTGGCATGGGTGCCGGGTATCTTCACCAGTTTGTATCCAAGTATTTTCCACAACAATCTTAAGGGGGCATAATGCCTGGAGATACCACCATGATTCCTGAAACCGTCTGGCAGCAGATCCCCGCGCTGGTGCTTTTTGTAGTGTTTATTCTGGCAGCCTCGGCCGGATTGTGGAAAGCGTTTAAAGAATACCGCACATGGCAGGCAGAAGAAGCCGAAAAACAGCGAAAATGGAATGAAGAACAGGGCAAAAAGCGGGATGAATTTCAAGAAAATTTGACAATCCAAAACCAGCGATTTATTGGGGAGCTGCAGCAGGATCAAGCCAAAAGCACTGAATTGTTAAACCAGGGCATTTTGTTGGTGTCCGGAAAGATCGATCTGGTTACCAAGAAGTTGGATGAACACCACCGCTTTACGGAAAAGGAGATCGAGCAGATCAATAAATGGCGTAATGGCATTGATAAACGGGGGATTGAATAGGATGCCATCACGCACCCTGAAACCCTGCACGTACCCCGGCTGTGATCAGCTGGTGAAGAGCGGCCGCTGTGAAGCCCACCAGCAGCCGCGCGTGATTCAACGTGACCCGGAACGTCAGCGGTTGTATGGGCGTAAGTGGCAGAAACGCCGCGCTGCCCATCTGGCCAAACATCCCTGGTGTGAGCTCTGCCTGGCGGATGGAATCTATACCCCTGCTACCGATGTGCACCACACCATTCCGCACCGCGGCGATGTCAAACTGTTCTGGTCCAGTCCCTTGGAATCGCTTTGCCATTCCTGCCACTCGCGCGAGACCGTTCGAGAGGGAGGGGGGGCTCAAAAAGTTTTGAACAAGGGGATGTCAAGCGCAGGGGTAGAGCGACGCGAAAAAAATTCCCAATGTGAGAAATTCCGTTAATATGCCAGCCCGTAAACCTAATTCACTTAATCGAAGACATAATACGGCCGCGGAGAACCAGGCCAGAATCGATGCTGAATCTGCGATGACGCCAGAATCGGATTTATCCATGAAAGTACCGTCAAAGCTGAACAATCACCCGATTGCACAGAAAGCCTGGAAGAATCTGATCGGGCTTTACAACGAATTAGAAGGGGCAATCGTCAGCGCGTTGGATTTTGATTTGTTAGTGGATTACTGCCTGATGATGGAGCAGGCTGCAGAATTGGACCAAATGAGAAAAGAGGCCGTTTTTGCAGTGGAACTTTTGAAGAATCTGAGAGACCAGCAAATAAAAAATGAGGATCTCGAAAAGGCAGAGCGGACAGCTGCAAAAATGGCACCAGCAATTGAGTTAGTAGCAAAGATCGATGCTCGTGTTGATGGAAAGCGGAAAGAACTGAACAAAATGCGGACCTACTTATATTTGACGCCGCGTTCCAGGGCCGGGGTATCACCCAATAAAAAAGAAGAGGATCAGCAGGAAATGGACCCAATGGCGATGCTGTTGGGAGAAGTAACGGATTATGTGAACGGCGAGAACGGTGATCAGGATAAATGAAGCGAATACTCTATTTTTTAATCATATTTTCCTTGATATTTGGACAGTTGGGGGCGGCCATGTTTTCTGATGCCCATGCTGACCGTGCTGTTAATTTCTTCCACCTGCTGAAGCACACCAAAGGCAAATTTTACGGCCAGCCCTTCTCCCTCTTACCCTGGCAAAAACCGATCATCCGGGACGTTTACGGCACATTAAAGGATGATGGAACCCGCCAGATCAAGTTTGTCTATTTAGAAATCCCTAAAAAGAACGGAAAATCAGAAATCGGGGCCGGTGCCGCTTTGTACCATTTATTTGCCGATGGCGAGCGTAACGGGGAAGTGTACGGCTGTGCTGCCGATCGTGCCCAGGCATCCATTATTTTTGATGTGGCCGTGGATATGATCGACCAGCTACCCGCGTTGAAAAAACGGGCTAAAGTGATTGCCAGCAAAAAACGAATAATCGATAAAATCTCGGGTACCTTTTACCAGGTGCTTTCCGCGGAAGCCTTCACCAAACACGGCCTGAATGCCAGTGCCGTTATCTTTGACGAACTGCATGCCCAGCCCAACCGGGATCTGTGGGATGTAATGACCTTTGGCGCCGGGGATGCCCGCTCGCAGCCTATCTGGTGGGTGATCACCACCGCAGGTGACGATCCGGATCGGGTTTCGATTGGTTGGGAACAGCACGAATATGCCCAAAAAATATTGGCCGGTGAAATCATTGATCCAACCTGGTACCCGGTCATTTACGGTTATGACGGGGATGATATTTATAACGAAAATAACTGGGCCGTCGCAAACCCCAGCCTGGGTGACACCATCACCCTGGAATCAGTACGGGAAGCCGCAGCCAAAGCCAAGATCAAACCAGCCGATGAAAGGCTGTTCCGCTGGTTGCGCCTGAATCAATGGATCACCAGTAAACTGACCACCTGGCTGCCGTTGGATCTGTTTGATAAAACCGTAGGGGATTGGAATCAATCGGAAATGATTGGTTTGGATTGTTATTTGGGGGTGGACCTCTCCAGCACAACCGACTTAACCGGGTTGGCTTTGGTGTTCCCTCCCCAAGGAAAACTGTTGGAATGGCGGGTATTCTGGTATGCCTATATCCCCAAAGAAGGCATGTTGGACCGAATCACCCGGGACCATGTGCCCTATGACGAATGGGAACGGGAAGGCTGGATCACGGCCACAGATGGGGACACAGTTGATTACACCGTCATTGAAGAGAAGATCCTGGAATTGGCCAAAATCTACAACATCATTGAAGTCGATGCTGATATGCACTTTGCCATCATGCTCACCCAGCGGTTGGAAAAAGCAGGCTTAACCTGTGTTGATATTCCCCAGACCTATCTCAACATGACCAGCCCGATCACCCAGACAGAAAAACTGGTGCGGGATGGCCAAATTACCCACCCGAATGACCTGGTAGCCCGCTGGTGTTTTGGTAATACCAGTGTGGCCAAAAACGGGAATGATAACGTCAAATTTGTGAAGGAATCCAAGGGAAAAACCGTTATCCGCACAAAACGGATTGACCTCTCTGTGGCCTGGATCAATGCCATGAGCCGGGCCTTACTTTACAAAGGCAGCACGGATCTATCAGCCCGCATATTAAGTGACGATTGGGGTATGTAATGAAAAAATTCCTGGATGATATTTTGATTTTGATCGGCTGTGTTCTGGTGGTGTATGGAGTCTCCCTGATTTATATTCCTGCTGCCTGGATTACGGCCGGTATTTTGTTTGTTGCTTTTGGGGTTTTGTTTGGGATTGGTAATGAAAAGAACACAAATAAGGAGGCAGAATGATCATCAGTCAATTATTTGGCCCGAAGAATCAACTCCCGGCACCGCCTGCCGCGGTGGTACCGCAGACAACACATTCCATGTATAACCCATTTGGACAGCGGACCGTATCCGGAAAACGTGTTTCCGCGGAAACAGCAAAAAAAATCGCCACGGCCTACCGCTGCGGCAATATCCTCTCGGATGATATCGCCTCCATGCCGTTCCAGGTGTTTCAAAAAATCGGTAAAAAGATCGAACAGGTCTCTCCGGATGTGATCACCCGCAATACATCCTATTTGATGGAGATCCAGCCAAACCGCTGGATGACCCCGTTCATCTTCAAAAAGACGGCCATTTTATGGCTGTTGTATTGGGGAAATTCTTATATTTGGGAACCGGCGGGTAATTTTCGCGAGTTTTTCATCTTACCAGCTGACCGGACTTACCCCGTTTTTGATGAGAGCGGAAACCTTTGGTACAAAACATTTTTCCCCAGCGGCAAAGAAGAGACCATTCCCTGGGTGGAGATCACCCATCTGATGATCAACTCCACGGATGGGGTATCCGGGCGGTCGGTTTTGACCTATGCGGCCGAAACAATGGGGCGCCAGCTGGGTGCCCATGAAACCCAGAATCGAATTAACGGCAACGGCCTGAACCCGGCTGGAATTATCTGGGTGGAAGGTGAGATTGCGGATCCCAAAGCCCGGAAAAAATTAAAAGATGAATACATGAAAGAAATTTACGGCAGTGAGAACGCTGGCGGCATCGCTGTTTTTGATGACACGATTGGAAAATTTGAAAAAGTGACCATGAATCCTACGGATGCCCAGTTCCTGGAATCAATTGAAGCCACAGATTCAGAGATTGCCAACTTCTTTGGCATGCCGCTTTACAAACTGAACATGGGCAAACAATCCTACCAATCCAATGAGCAGCAGAATCTGGACTATTTACGAACCACCCTCAATCCATACCTGGTGCAGTGGGAACAGGTTGCCAGAATCCGCTGGATCAAAGCCCAGCAGCAAAACTATACCTATATGCGATTCGTACGGGACGCCATCCTTCAGACGGATGCCAAAACCCGATCAGAAATCACCAGAAATCGAATTTTATCCGGACAACTTACCCCGAATCAAGCTCTGCAAATTGAAGATATGAGCCCGTATGACGGGGGAGACCGGCATTATTTCCCATCCAATATGGCTGTTATTGAAGATGACGGTTCACTGGTTGCAGCAACCGGAGCCGGGCAGCAAATTACCTTAAATGGAGGTGTTTCATGAAAAATAAACCGGTGCGTGTATATGAAGGAAGTCAAAAACCCTTTGAACCGTTTTGGCGGGTGGTGGATGCTGCCGAATCTGACAGCGGAGAAACCGAAATTGAATTCTACGGTTATATCTCTGAATATTCCTGGCTTGAAGATGATATTACCCCCGCAAAATTCAAAGCGGATTTGGCCAAATTAGGAAATAAACCGATCACGATCCGGGTCCACAGCGGCGGTGGGGATGTTTATGCGGCCAGTGCCATCCGGGCCATGATTATGGATTACCCGGGCAAAGTTACCGCCCGCATCGATGGGCTTTGCGCCAGTGCAGCCACCTATGTGGCGATGGCTGCGGATCATGTAAAGATGCAGGATTCGGCCTTTTTTATGATCCATAATCCCTGGATGTTTACCTGGGGTGATGAAGAGGAATTAAAAGCCGCGGCCAACTTCCTGAAAAAGATAAAAGCCGGGATTGTGGAAACCTACCAGAGCAAAACCAGCCTGGACGCGGAAAAGCTCTCCAAGATGATGAGTGCTGAAACCTGGATGACCGCCAAAGAAGCCCAGGAAAACGGCTTTGTGGATGAAGTGATCAGCGAATCTGCAAAAAGTTTTGATCTGAAAAACGCTGCGGTTTTGAATGCCCTGCGCAATTACGAGAATGTACCACCGATGTTGTTAAATTCCAGCGACGAACAGCCGGTGATAACAGAACCCTCCACCGAAGGTGAAGGCGAAAACCTCATCCAGCCCGATGAGGAAAAACACGAAGAAGATCCGGAAATGGTCAGCTTACGTGAATACCTAAAAATTTTTGGATAAGGAGTAACAATGTTTGATCTGAAACCCTATTTTGATGCCGCTCGATCGGCTGATGAAGAAGTGAACAAAATCATGAACCAGATGAATGATCACTTCACTGAAGGTACGGATGAAGGCAAACAAGCAGCTCTTGACCTACGCCCGGCGCTGGACGAGGCAAAGGCAAAAGCTGAAGAAGCCAACAAACTGTATCTTTCCATGCGGGAAGCCGCTTCCGTGAGCAGCGGAGCTGCCAAGGAATTTGTACCCGCCAGCGAAAACCTCCCCGAAGCGAAAAAAGGGGAGATGAAGCGCGGTGAGTTTCTCGCGCTGGATGCCAAAGCACAGATGGAATTCATCAAAGCCGGCGGCAAAGTCCGTGAGGATGAAGAGTAATCCTTTTATAGAGGATTTAACTTCAGAACAAGGAGTAAATAACAATGGGTAACACTTTCACGAATTTAATTCCAACCATTTACCAGGCGTTGGATGTTGTCTCCCGAGAAATGATCGGGTTTATCCCTGCCGTGAATAAAAACACAGCAGCGGAACGGGCCGCCGTGGGTGAAGAAATCATGTGGCCGGTTGTTGAACCCGGTACCCCGGGGGATGTAAGCCCTGGCGTGACCGGCCCGACCGGAACCGACATGGCGCCAACCACCCCAAAGGTGACCATCAGCAAATCCAAAAATCAGGTGTTTTACCTGACCGGTGAAGAGCTGAAGGGTTTAAAAAACAGCAATTCTGACCAGACCATCATTCAAAATTCTTTTGAGCAGGCTTTTCGTTCGCTTGCCAACTTGATTGAAATTGATCTGGCAGCTGCTGCTCTGGCTGGTGCCTCCCGTGCTTACGGGACCGCAGGCACAACCCCCTTTGCCACATCCGGTGATATGACCGATCTGGCTGAGACCATGAAAATTTTGGATGACAACGGCGCACCGCAGAACCGCCATCTGGTGGTGAACACGGCTGCTTTGGCCAAATTACGTGGTAAACAAGCGGTTGTTCTGGCTGAGGCCGGTTCGAATGAACTGCTGCGCCAGGGTGCATTGGCCATGCTGGAAGGTGTAAAACTGCACGCTTCCGGCGGCATCAAACAACATACCAAAGGCACCGGTGCAAGTTACGTCACCAGCGGTGCCACCGCTGTGGATGTGGAAGACATCGCCTTGATTACCGGTAACGGCACAGTGTTGGCTGGTGATGTAGTCACCTTTGCCGCGGATGCGGTTAACAAATATGTGGTTGGCACCGGCGTCACAGCTCCCGGCACGATTTCCTTAAATCGCCCTGGTGCCCGCGTCACCATCCCGACCGGTAACGCACTGACCATCGGAAACAGCTTCACCCCCAACGTGTTGTTCTCTTCCGATGCCCTCTTCCTGGCCACCCGTGCCCCGGCTGCCCCTGAAGGCGGCGATTCCGCGGATGATGTGATGGTCGTTCGTGATCCTGTATCCGGACTGGCTTTTGAGATCCGCATGTACCGCCAATACCGCCAGGTTGCGTATGAAATCGCAATCGCCTGGGGTACCAAACACATCAAGAGCGAACATATCGCTATCTTGTTAGGTTAGGCGGAACCTGATGGCTGAAAAAAACTTTGTTAAGGTAACCAAAAATGGGATGCACCTGGTTGTGCATCCCACAACCGTAACCGCTCACCAAAAACGAGGTTGGGTTGTTGTTGGTGATATTGAAGTGAATGAAAACCCGGAGCTATCCGAGATGAATGTCAATCAGTTGAAATCTGTTGCAAAGGATCTTGGTATTGAAGGGTATTCCAATATGAAGAAAGAAGAACTCCTTGATTTACTTCAAGGAGAAACCAAAAAATAAGGAGGTCCACCTGTGGCAAATATTCTGACAGCGGCTGAAGCTGCACGGGTTTTACGAACAACGGAAGATGATCCAATCCTGTTGGATTTACTGCCGCAGGTGGATGCCTATCTCAAAACCGCAACCAGCCATGATTGGGCCGGTGACGCTGAAATTCGAACAGAGGCCAAATCTGCAGCACGTATGATTTTGGTTACCTGGTACGAAAATCCGGGCATGATGGGCAGCGGCGGAACGAGTTTGCAATTTGGCATTCGTGCCGCACTAACTCACTTAATCAGCCTGGCTTTTCAATACCGTGAATTTCGCGGCCGGTTGGGTGCCGGTTCGATTGTGGTGGACGGTGCCAGGGTTGGAGATACCGTTGAATCAATAACCGGCTTAATTGGCGTGAGTGGAGACCAGGCTGCCAATTTTGAAAGTGTGATTTCCGTGGATGATCAAATACAGCAGATTAGTGGTGCGGATCTCTCCGGGAATTGGTACCGTGTGCACCTGGTACCGGTGGGTGAACTATGATCCTGAACGGTAAACCAACCAACCCGGGCCAGCTGCGGACCCGAATCACGTTAAAACGTCGCGTGGTGAATAAAGATGCTGGTGGTTTCCCAAGTGTTTCCACGGAAACGATCACCCAGGTACTTTCCCGATGGAAAAACGTGCATGGTTCCGAGGTATGGGCTGCTGAAGTGGCGCAAGCCCAGCAGGCCGCGACAGTATTGATCCGCTACCGATCTGATCTTGATGAAACCTGCCTGGTGGATAAAGGTGGGCAGTTGTTTGAGATCGTCTCGATCGACAACATCGAAGAGCGCAGCGAATACATAGAACTGAAAGTAAAACGGACGGTGCCAGGATGACAACCCAAGGATATATCTCTACAAAAGGTTTTGAAGAATTTTTGGAAAAGATCGTTGAGGCCGGGCGAGATGTTGATGAAGCTGCTGCTATTGCGTTAATCGAAGGTTGTGAAGTTCTAAAAGAAGGTATGCAGCAACGGGTTCCAAAAGATTCATGGAATTTACATGACCATATTCAGATAGACGGTCCTCATCAAGAAGGAAACTATATTTATGCCGAGGTCGGAGTAATTCATAAAAAACAATTCACTGATGCCGAAACAGCAAGATATGGGAATTCCCAGGAGTATGGCACCAGCTCAATGCCAGCTCAACCATATATCCGTCCAACATTAGCGGAAGATAAGCGAAAAGCAAGGAAAGCCATGCGAGAATCGCTGATTGAAAGCGGGACCTTATGACCATTTGGGAACGTGTTGATGCTGCTTTAAGCGGCCTGGGTGTACCGGTTTTCGCCAACGCGTATGTTTCCACGGGAACGGATTACCCTGATTTATACCTGGTTTATTTTTTGGTAACGGCCCCGCCGGTTTTGCATGCCGATAACAACGAGAATTTACGCGATAACCTGGTGCAAATCAGTGTATATAACCGAAGCGGGTTAATAAATTTGCCGGACGTTGAATCGGCAATGTTGGCAGCTGGATTTACGGCCGGAACCCGGCGCGAGCTGCCTTACAGCGACGATACCAAGCATTTTGGATTAATGTTTGAGTTCAGTTATTTGGAAGAAAGGAATTAATGATGCCTGAAGCTGCTGAATATAAAAGTGTTGTTGGTGTGGATAATATCAAATTCGCACTGGTGACACAGGATAATGAGGCCGGATATGTTGCCGGAACCCCGGAAACATTTGCACCGGCCATTAATGTAAACGCGGAACCGCGTACGAGTCAGGAGACTCAGTACGCGGATAATGCGCCGTTTGATGTGATGACGGGTGAAGGCCCGACCATTATTACGATGGATACCACCAATATCCCGGTGAGTGTGTTGGCCACGATTTTGGGAAAAACATTTGACGCCGCCAGCGGCCGCATGTTTGATACCGGATCGAACGCGACCCCACCGGATGTGGCTTTAAGTTTCCGGTCAATGAAGAGCAACGGAGCCTTTCGATATTTTCAATATCTTAAGGGTAAGTTCTCTGTTCCCAAAGATGAAGCCGCCACCGCCACTGACAAAAAGGAACCAAAGCCGACCCAGATCATTTATACCGCAGTTAACACGCTTTATAAATTTGATGTGGGTGGAAGTGAAAACAAAACCGTTAAAAGAGTTATCGGGGACGATGACAGCGTGAATTTTGACGGTTCGAATTGGTTTGCCCAGGTTCAGACACCGATCACAACCAGCCCGAGCGCGTTGGCTTTGTCCAGTTCTGTTCCCGTGGATGAAGCAAGCGGTGTGAGTGTTGGCGCTGATTTGACGCTGACCTTTAATAACGCCCTGCAGGATGCCGCAATCAATGGCGTGACATTGATCAAGGTTTCGGATGGGTCCGTTGTTGCTGGTGTGAACACCTTAAATGTGACCAAAAAGGTTATGACCATAAACCCAACCGGATCACTGACAGCTGCCACCGATTATTTATTGGTGTATGCCGTGACCGATGTTTTTGGCCAAACCCTGAACGGGTCCGTGAATTTCACGACAGCTTAAGTTAACCCTCCCCTAACCCCTCCCTTTTTAGGGAGGGGAATTGGGTTAGTAAAAAAATAGACATCTCAGGAGGATGAAATGGCAAATAATGGGGCACCCCTTACGATTACGTTATACGATCCGGAAACGGATGAAATAAAAGCAGAATACTCCCGGGCATTTGTGCCGTGGGAAATTTTAAAATCAGCCATGCGGTTAATCCCCAAGATAGATCCGGAGAATATGACCCCCGATGTGGTGGATGAGCTGTCAGCATTGGTTGCTGAAGCATTTGGGAATAAATTTTCCGCACAGGAAGCCTGTCGCGGTTGTGATGTAGAAGAAATGACAGCGGCCCTCATGTCGATTGTGAGCCGGGCTAAAAAATTCATGCCGGAAGGCAGCCAAAACCCTACGCGGCCGGGAAAGACCCGGCGGCGATAAACCAGACAGGTAATTGGATGATCGATCTGGAGGTATCCCTGGTGAAAGCATTTGGCTGGAGTCTGGACGCAATTGATAAGACCAGTATCGAGAGTCTGCTGCCGTTTGTGTTTGGCATCAGCGGTGGGCGTGAACATCAGACAAATAAAAAATATTGCGATGAAGTTCCCTGGTTGTAGCGGCTTTTGAAAGGATCAAACCATGACAGATAACCCCCTGAGCGGAAAAGTAGGACTAGATACCACTGAATTTAAAGCGGCCATCAGCCAGATGAATCGTGATATTCGGGTGATTGAATCCGGATTTCGGGCGTCCAGTGCCGCGTTAGGGGATTGGTCCAAGGATGCATCCGGATTAGAGCTTAGAATCAAGTCGCTTAATTCAGAGATGGAGGTTCAGCGGAAGAAAGTTGATGCCGTTGCGGATGAATATAAACGGGTAGCGGCAGAAAAGGGAGAGACCAGCCGGGCAGCGCAGGAACTGCAGATTAAGTTAAACCGGGAAACCGAAACCCTGGGGAAGATGGAAAGCCAGTTAAAAACCGCTGAGGGAAAACTGAATGAGATGGGGGAAGAATCCAAAGAAGCGGCCAAGGCGGTTGATAAGCTGGGTAAGGAAGAAGATCAGACCACCGAGAAAACCCACAAGTTTGCTGGTGTGATGGGTGGTTTGGGTGGTGCATTAAAAGCCGGTGGAATCGCAATCGCCGGAATAACCGCAGCCGTGGCCGGTTTAGCCGCTGGCATGGCAAAATCAGTTATCGATTCTTTTGGAGAACTGGAACAAAACCTGGGCGGGTCGGAGGCGGTATTTGGAGAATACGCAGCATCGATCCAAAAAACAGGAGAAGAAGCTTATAAAAACCTTGGTGTTTCGCAATCGGATTACCTGGCGATTGCCAACAAAATGGGAGCATTATTTCAGGGATCCGGAATCGAACAGGTTAAGTCTTTGGAATTAACCGAAAAAGCGATGCAGCGGGCTGCGGACATGGCATCTGTGATGGGCATCGATATGCAGGTCGCGCTGGATAGTGTGGCTGGTGCCGCTAAAGGTAATTTTACGATGATGGACAACCTGGGGGTTGCGATGAATGCCACAAATATTGAGGCCTATGCGCTGGCAAAAGGTCTTGATTTTACCTGGGCTTCAGCCAGCAATGCAGAAAAAGCAGAAGTTGCGATGCAAATGTTCTTTGAGAATACCGAGCAATATGCCGGAAATTTCGCAAAGGAATCCACACAAACAATATCAGGATCACTCGGGCTTTTCAAGGCTGCCTACGGATCCTTTTTGGCAGGACTGGGTAATGAGGATGCAGATGTAGGAAATCAGACAGATAACCTGGTGGATGCATTTGGATCGGTGGTGGATAACATCGTTCCAGTTTTGGGAAATATTGTTTCTGTACTGCCTACAGCTACCAATGCAATTCTAGGTGCTGTTAGCGAAATGCTTCCGTTGTTGTTGGAAACCGTCACGACCTTGTTTTCACAGGTTTTGGAAACGGTTGTTGCTCTGCTGCCCGAGTTAATACCTGTGGCCGTAGATGCGATTATGACGATCGTGAATGCGCTCATTCAAAATTTGCCCATGCTGATGAGGGCCGGGATACAGCTGCTTTTGGCTTTGATCAATGGGATTCTGCCTCAACTTCCTTTACTGATAAAGATGGCCCTGGAAATGATTGTTACCCTGGCGAATGGAATCACAGAAGCCATCCCGCAGCTTTTACCGGTTATTGCTGAGATGATTCCACAGATCATTATTACGCTGGTTGAAAATCTGCCGCTGTTGATTGAAGCTGCTTTGCAGTTAATTATGGCGATCGTGGACGGGTTGATTATTGCCCTGCCAATTTTGATTGAATATACACCGGACATTATACAGGCGGTGTTTGATGCGCTGCTTGCGGCGCTGCCAATGATTGGTGATGCGGCGGTGGAGATTGTGATGGCATTGATCACGGGGATTGGTGCGATGCTGCCAGATATAGGGACAGCAGCGGGTGAGATCATCACCACATTGGATGAGGGCATTCTGGCTTTATATGATTCCATATATGAGATGGGCAGCAATATTGTGATTGGAATTTGGAACGGAATCAAGGAAAAAGGCGGTTGGCTGATGGATAACGTCAGGCAATTTTTTCAAAACATCATTCAGGGATCAAAAGATGAGCTGGAGGAAGAATCACCCTCTAAGGTTTACAAAAAAATTGGTAAAAACATGGCCTTGGGTACGGGCATCGGATTTGTGGATGAATTTACCCAGGTACGGGACCAGATAACCGGTGCTTTGATGGGTGCCATCAATGTACACGGCGGGTTGGTTCCGGCTGTTGGTTTATCCGGATCGAGAGGCAGCCAAAATATAACAGCTGCAGGCGGCTGGCAGGGCGATGTGATCATTCAGGCGAATGTCAGCAGCGATATGGATGTAACCTTGTTGGCACGTCGCGTGGCCAAAGAAATCGAAAAGCGGAGGAATTAATGAACCTTTATTTAACAGCAGATGATGGCAGCACGGTTTCTTTGGTATCGGATGGGGTGGTCCTGCTGGATGGGTACTATCCACGGACCAGCCGAGACCAAAACACGCGGGTATCAGACGGGTTTGACCTTCGAATCAATGGGACCTATGCGGAAATTTCGGCCAAGGTGGCGGAGATCAACCGTTTATTTGATTATGCCAGTAGAAATTATTATGGGCCGGTAGGTGTGTGGTTATATTTTGCAATGGGTAGTGAACCAGCCTGGCGGGCGCGGGTGTATGGCGGCCTGATTGAATATGATAACCGGTTGGGTTTTTATGTGGGGCGCCAGGCGCTGAAGGTTGGTATTGTGATCGAACGGGATCCATTTTGGGAAGGACCGGAAGCACAGATCCCGCTGACGAATGGGAATGGAACCAATAATCTTTCCGGAATAAATGTGTTTAACTGCAACGACGGGACCGGCACCAGCCCGAACAAAAAAAATAATTACGTGGAAATCGCGGCGGCCAGTATTGGCGGTGATCTGCCGGCGGCGGTGCGGTTGGAAATGATAAACAGTCTGGATTCGACTGCCAGGTTACAAAACATATGGATGAGCCTTAATAACCGGTCTGATCCTGCTAATTTTCAAAATATCCTGGAAGCGGAAGATGCCAGTTATGGCGGCAGTGTTGTTGTGAGTTCATCTTATTCCGGAGGAGAATCGAGCACATTTACCTGGAGTGGTGATAACCAGGCCATGATTGCCCGGTGGACGTTGGATACAACCTTCTTGAACAGAGCAAATAAACGCTGGTTTAAGATACTGGCGGCTTTTACGGTAGCACCTTCAGCCAATACGATTCGAGTGCAGTGTAAGATCACCTTTCCAGCGGGCACACCATTAACCGAAGTTGCGAGCAGCCAGGAAGTTTTATTAAGCAGCACAAAAATGCAGGAAATCGGAGAACTGCAAATCCCACCGTGGTTGTTATCATCCGGAGACCTGGCACCGGTTGATTTAACGTTTTATGCCAAAAAGACAGGCGGGGGATCCCTGGGATTAGATTATTTACATATCACGCCATTGGATGGATACCGGGTATTGGTTCCGCGCGGGTATGGTGCTGCCTACCTGGTGCGCGTAGTGGATGATGGCATCAACAACCAGATCTATACTGATGGTTGGAGCCCAGCAGGAAAAACCGGGCACTATACCAGCGTGGGAAAACCACTTACAGTGGAGCCTAACAAAAAACAACGCATTTATTTCCTGCAATCCGGAAACACTGGTGATATCAGCACCAGCCGAAAATTAAGTGTCAAAGCTTACTACCGGCCGCGGCGGGTGGGCTTATGAGCAGTGTCCGAATTATGACACGGGATTTTTCTAACCCGCTGACTCTGCCACCAGTGGAATTAAAACCGGTGCGTTATGCTGCCCATGCGATTGGTGGGCCAAAAACCGCAGAGATTGCCGTCACGGCCGTGGATGGTGACAGCCGAGGAATTTGGGAGCTGCTGGAGTGGCTGCGCTGCCCGGTTGAAATTTATGATAAAAACGAAAGCTGCGTGTGGTGGGGGTATGTGGCTGGTGTGACAATCAATGTGGGTGCAATCAGTGTGAGTGTCAGCCTGGATAGCATGAGCAACCGGGTGGCTGCCATGTACAGCACAGCTGAGAATCAAAAAGCGACCACGGACTGGGTACAGGATGATGCCAGTGTCTCTGTTTATGGCACAAAAGAGATCCTGCTGACCAGCTCGATCATTGGTGTGGATATGGCTGAGTATATCCGCGATGTGATGTTAAGTTTTGCAAAAAAACCGGTCTCGGGGCGCGAGATTGGAGATGCCGGTGAGATCAGTGCCAGCCTGGAATGCCGCGGCTGGTGGAGCACATTGGATTGGAAATATTACAGCGCGATTGATGGCACCGCTGTGGATACGGTGAACCAGATCGCCAATATGGTGACGGCCTGCGGCCAGTTTTTGATCGGAACGGAAATTAAAGGCGGTAACGGATTGTACTGTTCACCGTTCAGGGATGGAACCAATACCGCTTTGTTTGAAATCATCGAACTGCTGAATGTTGGAGATGGATCCGGTAACCGGCTTTTGGCGACGGTAACCAAAAGCCGAGAAGTTGTTGTGAATGTTGAACCAACTTTAAACACAAACAATATTGGCATTTTTATAAAGGAAAATGGCAGCGTGGAAGACAAGTGGGGCAACCCAGCTTATGCGAGTGCCTGCCCGGTGGGAGTCTGGGCACAGCTGAAGGATGTGATTCCGGGCAGTTTGGATTTTGGATTATTAGCCGACCCGACCGTGTTTTTTGTGGAAGAGGCTGAATTTGATGTGGAAAAAGAACGGTATTACCCGCTCGCCAAGGGTCAATCTACCAGTATTGGAACACGAATTAACGAGGGCTAGATGGAATCATTAAAGTTAGGTGAACTCTTTCAAAAATTACGGCCACGGATATTGGATCTGATCAGTCTAAGCGGCGGCGGGCCGGGTCCCTTCGCATCCAGTCCGCATGATCTGAACGGTGCCCATCACAGCGGCACCCTGGCTGATGCACAGATGCCGACTGCGTTATTACGCGACGGCAGCCGCAGCCTGTTGGGAAACCTGGCAGTGGCTGAGGGAAAAACGATTGACGGCGTGGATCTGAGTGCCCATGCTTCAAATGCAGCGGCACACCATGAGCCGGTTACGATCTTGGATACCAGTTCAATCAATTTAAGTTTATCTGGCCAGCAAATAAGTGGGTCGGTGATCGCATCTTCAGATGTGCGTGGTGCAAGTTCTGAACACGTTCTTAAGGGGGATTCATCGGGTGGTCTTAAATTGCAAACTTTGACACTGGCTGGAGATTTGATAGTTGATACCGATCTTTTGGTGGTAGATCAATCCGTCGGAAATATTGGTATCAACTGTTTGCCTGATTCCCAGTTTGATCTTGATATTGCCGGAAACCTGAGAGCTCAAGGTTGGATCGTTGGAAAACACGCCCTACAACTTCCGGATGCGCTGATGATTTGCCATTATGACGGACCAAGACCATATGAGCGTGATTTTTCCGGAGATGCCACTGGGCACATGGGTCAGAAAGCAACAATTGAAGGAGGGGTTAGTTTTCGACCAGGAAAGTTTGGTAAAGCGGTTCAGGTTGCGGAGGGTGGAACAAATAAATTCGTAAACCCAAGTTTTGAAACAGGTGTGACTGGATGGTCTTTACCAGTTGGTTCAAATACAATAACCCAGTCAAATGAAGAAGCTTTATTTGGTTCTTACTCGATGAAAGCAACATATCAAGATACAACAACCCTAACATTTGAAACCATAGTTTTAACAGCCACAGCACATACGTTTTCAGCGTATCTATTCATACCAGAAGATTTTGATGGTACAGGGGTCCAAATAGCAGCGAATCAGTTTGCTGGCATTACAGGCGTGACATCTTGTGATGCAGACATGAGCAAAAAGGGTGAGTGGCAAAGGCTTGCTTTTACAGCTACTCCAAACGCAGGAGATTTAACGGGTAACTTCGTTGTCGTTATTACAGGTACGCCCCCCACCGCAGGAAAATATATATTTATAGACGGTGTACAGTGTGAAGACAAAGCTTATGCTACACCATATTTTGATGGTTCAATGCCTGGATGTGCTTGGACTGATGCGGCACATGCAAGTACGAGTACAAGAACAGCTGGGAAATTAAGCTATTCAATCCAAATGACAAATGAGTATTCTACTTGCTTTTGGTTTAATACAACCACTCCTCTAGCAGATTACCCAAATTATGCTCGTATTTATACCTGGTATAAGGATTCAAATAATAAAACAGAAATAATTTTAAATCACGTTGGTGATCAGTTTTATTTGTATAGGTACGTGGATGGAGTTCAAAATAGTATATTTTCGAATGATTTTACTTTTGACGACAATATTTGGGTGCACATTGCAGTCACATTTGATGGAACTGACACCAAACTTTATATTAATGGTGAATTTATTACTTATGAAACCGAACCCCATTTATACACTAACTTTCCCGACACACTTTATATAGGAACGAACGAATTAGGTCAACAGCCTTTTAGAGCACTTGTAGATGACCTAGCTATCTTTGACCGCGCTCTGACCGCAGATGAAATCCGGGCGATTTATGAAAGTAATGCACCTGTGTTTGCAGAAACCAGTGCATGGACTTGGCGAACCCCGGATGGTGGCAGCTGGATGGATGAGAGCGGAATCAATTTAAAGGGGTTATCTTTTGCCACATCTTCACCAGGATCCCAAACTCTTGATTGGGTAACTGAGGATAAAGAGTATATCGGTGGTTTGATGGGTATCCATACTTCGACAACGTATGAACTCCAAATGCAAGCATACGGTGGACCTGGCAGCATCGGAAAAGATGGAATTATCACTCTCAAAACCTGGATGAATGCAGCAGCTCCCTATAGTGAGCTTTACGCGATATTGAATCCGAAGTTTGGATTATACATATCAAAATCAGGATCAGCATTAGGAAATCTGCTGGTCGATGGATATTTAGCTATTCTGGATGGAGTGAGTGCTCCATCTCCCATTGTGAATCACGCGGTCATTTACGTTGATAGTGCAGATGGCGATCTGAAAATCAAATTTAGTGATGGTACAACAAAAACGATTGTGACAGATTAGGAGAGAAGATGAAAAAAATGACACCACAAGAGGCACTTAGTATTTTAGATCAGGCTGCCAGCCGTGCACAGTTGAGCCGGGCGGATCATGTGGCCGTGCAGCAGGCCGTACAGGTTTTGGCTGAGGTGATCCACCCGCAGGGTGCAAGCCGGCCAAAAGAAGAACAAAAAAAGGAGCAAAAGAATGAGTAGAAATCGTTTACCAAAGGGGAAAGGTTTTTTTATTTGGGGCATCAAAACCACTGAAAGTGGGGATCCTCAAAAGATGGCAGCAGAAGCAAAACGGCTGGGGTTGGGGCATGTGCTGCTGCATATCCATGATGGGTATTTGGGAGAAAAGTCTGTTTTTTATGGTGCGGATCTGACCCCGTTTATCAAAGCATTTTCCGACGTCGGAATCGAATGCTGGGGCTGGGGCGCGGTGTATCGCTCCACCTGGTTAAGCGGTGCCAAGCGGGTGGTGGAGGCCTTCGCCCGTCATCCGGCGCTGGTGGGGTATATCATCGATGCTGAGGGACCAATATCCTTCAGTCCGGAAGAATCCAAAAAGCTCTGTGTTTATATTAGGGACCAGCTGCCCAATATCCCGATTGGGTTATCCAGCCACCGGTTTCCAAATTTGCACGGTGAAATCTCTTGGGATATCTTTCGTGAATACTGCGATTTTGATATGCCGCAAGTTTACTGGGAACAGGCATCCAATGCACGTTCTCAATTGATTGAAAGTTATACCCAGTTTCAAAAGATGAAAAAGAAATTACCATTCATCCCCACCGGTCCGATTTATAAAAATAATGGCTGGGCGCCGACCGTGGCACAGATCGATGAGTTTTTACGGGCATCCAAAGACCTTGGTTTTCCGGCCGTCAATATGTGGGTGTGGTACCAGGCAAAACGGGATCTGCGAGATGTGTATGAATATTTTGGCCAATTTGATTATGGCGGCGGGGCTGTTGTGCCTCCAGTACCCGGTGTGGATGTAACACCGGAATTGGATGCGATTGAAGCATCCGTTTTGGCTATTCGTGAGAAGATGAGCGGATAGCGCGTCTGTTTTCTCCTCCTTGAAAAACCCCCAGGTCAATCACCCGGGGGTTTTGAGTACCAGTTAGTTATCGAAACATATTAATTAATTATCGAAACAAGAAATTTTGTTCTGGGATGTTATTCTATAACCAGTCCGATCCACTGTAAGGAGATTTTATGGAAAAACGAAAACCGCTATTAAAGCGCGAACAAATAATAAAATTGCAACGGCTGTTAGATATGATGTATAAACCGAGTGAGATTGCAGATGAAATTGGGGTAAATGTTTATACCATTTGGCGGTCTTACTTGCCTGCTGGGGCTCCACATGATCGGGACAAATCCGGAAACATCTGGATACATGGTCCATCGTTCCGAGAGTGGGCGTTAACTCAAGCAGGTTTACGGAAAAGGAAAAAACACGAATTGCAGCCGGATGAAGCATGGTGTATGAAATGCAATAAACCAGTAAAAATTAACAATGGTAAAGAACGGCCTATCAATAAACATACTGGCTTGTTGCAAGGAAAATGTGCATTATGTGGAGCAAAAGTTAATCGACTGACCGCAAATGGAAGTAAGGAAGGGAAAAAATGATTAATCGAAAAAACTATGCCGATGTACTCTATTACCTGGATTATTCGCGACGTGTGCTGCAGCTCGCAGATGCATCAATCCATAACATCCGCGGATACCTCCGGCACCTGTTGGAATGGGCAGATGAAAGATCTTTTGATTCTGCAAAGGAGATTGATCCAAGTTTTCCGGTTTATTTGTTGTCAGCGAGAAACTCGGGTGGGGAGGGGCAACTGGCGCCATCTACAATGAAAAAAACGTGCGAGTATGCCCGTCGTTTTTTTGATTTCTGCAGAAATGAATGGCCAAAAAAGTATAAAAATCTGTCACTAAATTGGATTGATACGATACGACCGCCGCGTTCCAAAGGAATGCACAGTGAACTTCAGCAGCATGATTTTTATGATTTTGAATCTATTCAAAAAATTGCTGCTCTGGTGCCTGAGAGTTTGCGAGAAGAACGGGATATTGCAGCGGCGTGTTATCTTTACTTATCAGGCATGCGGGCAGATGCGTTTATCTCAATGCCAATCAAAGCCGTTGATATGCAAAGCCACCGGGTAAGCCAGCTGCCAAAATTGGGCGTCAGGACAAAAAATCATAAAGCAGCCATCACAACACTTTTACCAATCCAGGCATTGATCGATATCTGTGATCAATGGAATGATAAGGTGCGGGCAAACTTGCCAGATGATGCATTGTGGTATGCACCGATCAAAGGAGATGGAGAAAATTTATTGTATAGATCCTATGCCAGTAAAGGCCGCCGTCGAATGCTGGAAAAGGGAATAAAGAATCTTTGCAAAAAAACGGGGATTGAATATAAATCCCCACACAAATTTCGACATGGGCACGTTGTGTTTGCATTATCACGAGTGAAGGACATGGCAGAGCTGAAAGCGGTCAGTCAGAATGTTATGCACTCGTCGGTTGGGATCACAGATTCAATTTATGGGAATCTGGTAGATGATAAGGTCCATAGTGTGATTTCAAATATTGGGGTGGAAAAGAAAAAAGAGACACCAAATCTTGAAAATCTAGTGTCTCTTTTCACGCAGATGATCCGGGAAAATCCCGGTCTCATCAGTGGACAGGATTTTCACAATGAAGGTTAAACCCTGTATTTTTGGTGGGCACGGAGGGACTCGAACCCACGACCTCACGGATGTGAACCGTGCGCTCTAACCAGCTGAGCCACGCGCCCTCGTGTTCGTCATTATAGCAAAAAAACTGAAAAGTGAATAGTGAAAAGAAAAAAACGAAAATCAAATAATATGCGTGTAGATAGAAAAAACCGTTAAATTGGCGGAATTTTGCCTTAAATTTGAATTTTCAGGTGAAAAATCTTGTTCATGGTATAATAAAAGTTTGAAAAATGAAAATCGGCCGTGTTTTTGGCCTTTAAATAAACACGGTTTTCGGAGGAAATACAATTATGGAAATTGGCAAGATTAAGATGGTGGATATTGATAACGAGATGCGCACGGCGTATCTCGATTATGCGATGAGTGTCATCGTTTCACGAGCCCTGCCGGATGCGAGGGATGGCTTAAAGCCGGTCCACCGCCGCATTTTGTTCGCCATGCACGATATGGGTATTCGGGCAAATTCATCTTATAAAAAGTCGGCTCGTATTGTGGGTGAAGTGTTAGGTAAGTATCACCCGCATGGCGACTCCGCCGTGTATGAAGCCATGGCCCGTATGGCGCAGGATTTTTCAATGCGTTATATGATGGTGGATGGTCAGGGTAACTTTGGTTCCATTGATGGTGATTCCCCGGCTGCCATGCGTTATACCGAAGCCCGCCTGGCCCAAATGGCAGAGGAAATGCTTTCGGATATTAATAAAAATACGATTGATTTTGCAGAGAACTTTGACGGTTCCTTAAAAGAACCGGTGGTTTTACCGGCTCGATTGCCAAATTTACTGCTAAACGGTTCTTCCGGGATCGCGGTGGGTATGGCGACCAATATTCCACCTCATAATCTAAAAGAACTGGTGGAAGCGATCAAGTACTTAATTGATCATTATGACGAGATGGAAGATGTTACGGTTGAAGACCTGATGCAGTTTTTGTCCGGACCTGATTTTCCAACAGGCGGTATGATCATTGGGAAAGAATCGATTATTTCCGCATATTCAACCGGGCGGGGCCGCCTGGTTGTGCGCGGAAAAGCCATGATTGAAGAAATTCGCAATAACCGTTTTGCGATCATCATCACCGAAATTCCATACCAGGTTAATAAAACCAGCATGATCGAACGCATTGCTTCCCTGGTGCGGGAAGGCCGCCTGGATATGGTTTCCGATATGCGTGATGAATCGGATCGCAAGGGGATGCGGATTGTGGTGGAATTAAAACGAGGCGCCCAGCCGCAGCGTGTGTTAAATCAATTGTTTAAGTACACCCAATTACAATCCACCTTTGGGGTGAATATGTTGGCTCTGGTGGATGGTGAACCGCGCAGCCTGCCCCTGCGCCGTATGTTGCAAATTTATATTGATCATCGGGTGGAAGTGATTACCCGCCGGACCCAGTTTGATTTGGACAAGGCCAAACACCGCGCCCATGTGTTGGAAGGTTTGTTAAAAGCGCTCTCAAACCTGGATGCGGTGATTGAAACCATCCGCCGTGCGCCGGACGCGGATACTGCCAAAACCCATTTGATTGAACGATTTGATCTGACCGAAATTCAAGCCCAAGCCATTCTCGATTTGCAGCTGCGCCGTTTGGCAGCCTTGGAACGCCAGAAGATTGAAGACGAATATCAAGAATTAAAAGCCCATATTGCCTACCTGGAAGATTTGTTAGCCAATCCATATAAGATTTTGGCGTTGATCAAAGACGATTTGAATGAAGTTTCTGAAAAATATGGGGATGAACGCCGCACCGAGATCAGTATGGATGCCAAGGAAGAATTGGCAGATGAAGATATGGTCCATGATGAAGCTGTCTTAATTACGATCACGGAAAAAGGCTATATCAAACGTACCCGCGCCGATGCCTACCGCATTCAAGGTCGCGGTGGCCGGGGTGTGATTGGACAATCGATGCGGGAAGAAGATGAGGTTCTGTTGATGGTGCCGGCTCGCAACCTGCACACGGTTTTGTTCTTCTCAAACCGCGGGAAAGTGTATTCGGAGCGGGTATTTAACCTGCCTGAAGCTGGCCGCACTGATCGTGGGGTTTCCATTATGAACGTTTTGGCCTTGAATCCCGGTGAACAAATTACTGCTGCCGTTTCGATTCCCAGTTTTGAAGAAGCCAAGTTCTGCACCATGGCAACCGAAAAGGGTTATATCAAACGGGTTGAGCTTTCTGAATTTGCCAGTGTGCGCCCTTCCGGTTTGATTGCGATGAGCTTAAAAGACGAAGATCAGCTTGGCTGGGTGTGTGTTACCTCCGGTGAAGACGAAGTCATGATGATGACCGCTTATGGGCGTGCCTTACGGATGGATGAAAAAGAAATTCGCTGCATGGGCCGGCCAGCTGGTGGTGTGACCGGTATCCGAATGGATAAAGGGGATTATGTGATCGGGATGGATGTTGTTGTGGAAGGCGCTGAACTGCTGGTAATGACCGAGAAGGGATATGGCAAACGCAGCCCGCTCGATCAATTTATGCCAAAAAGCCGTGGTTCAAAAGGTGTTTCTTCCATTGATAAACACAGCCGAAATAAAATCGGTTATCTGGCAGCAGCCCGCATTGTGGAAGAAGAGGATGAAGTGACCCTCATATCGAGCAATGGGGTCTTAATCCGGCTGGATGTGTCCGGGATTAGCTCAATGGGTCGAACGACCCGTGGTGTACGCGTAATGGATATAAACGAAGGAGATTCCCTGGCAACGATGGCGCGGATTAACGCATCAATCTTAAAAGGGAAAGAAACGGGACAGCCTGATACAGTGACCTCGCAAGCGGAAGAAACCGGTGAAGTGGCTCAAAATGGAACACGGGTTTTGGAAGTAAGTGAACAATCAAACGAACCCAATCCGGAAGAAAATCCGGACGAAGAATAA